GCATCGGCCAGCGACCAGTGCGCCGCGGGGTTCAGCACCAGCTTGCGCTGGCCGTCATCCGGGATCGCCATTTCGTCCATGCGCTGGGCCACCGCGCCGACCGCGGAGAAGGCGTTGGGCGTGGTGCCCGCCGTGCCGACCGCGTTGTAGATCTTCTTGTACAGGCCAGTAAGGGCCGCATCGACGGTGTTGCCCAGGCGGATCATGGCCGGGGTGATGTAGCGTGCGCTGTACTCCTCGATCGAGAGGGTCAGGTCCTGCGTGGAGAACTTCCAGGAGACGTGCTTGCGCTGGTCCACCACGATGTTGGTGTTTTTCTCCACCACATCCTGGTTGGAGCGCGTCGCGCCGTCCGTCACCGTGAAATCGACCGGCATGCGGACGTTCACGGTGTCGCCGACCTTGACGAACTCCTTTTTGTACTCGCGGTAGACGTTGTTGCCCATCACGAGGGTGTTCTCCAGCTGCATCAGCGCCTCTTTGGCGATGACTTGCGGAGTGATGATTGCGTTTGCCATTTCTCAAGTACCTTTCAGCTTGTGCTGGGCACGAAAAAGCCGCCTCGCGGGCGGCTCAATTGGTTGTTTCGTGGTCCCTAGCGTTTTCCGGATTGGCGACGCCACTTGCGGTATTCCTCGTTGCCCATGTCCTTCGGGGCGCGCTCGACGGCAGCGTTGTTGCCGACCGTGCGCGGAGGCGGAGGCGCGTTCGTCGCCTGTGCTTTGGGCTGCATGAACATCTGTTCGATGCGCCCGATCTCGCGAGCTGCCGCGATGGGCGAAAGCGAGGCAATCTGCTGGGCCTGCGCAGGGTTCTTGCCGAGGAAATACGCGATGTCGGCGCCGTGCGGCGAGTCGATCACCACGCGGGCCACATCGGGCCTTGCCTGCTTGAACTGCTGCATCAGCGGGCTTCCGACGGTGGCGTCGTAGTCCTGGTGACGGTCCCGCGCGTCCAGTTCCTGGGCGGCGAACCGTTCCACTGCCTGCTGCACAGCGATAACCTGCTGGTCCTGCTGCTGCCTTGCTGCCTGCTGTTGCGCGGCCTGCTCGGAATCACGGCGGATCTCCGCCTTCACCTGGTCCGCAACCCATTTGTCGCGGGCCTTGAAGAAGGCGTTGATGTCCTGGAATTCCTCTATGCGCGGTTCGGGGGCTTCCGGTTGCGCCGGCGCCTGGGCTTTCGCCTGTGCCTGCTGCTTCCAGTGCTCCGCCTCGCGGATGGCCTCGTAACGCTGTCGCGTCAGCTCGTCGATGCGCGTTTGCGTGCCGTTGCGTTTTTTCGCTGGCTCGCTTTGCGGTTGCGCGTCCGGGTTGGGCGGCTGTTCCCCAGCCGGCGGGTCTTGTGCAGGTGCCGAATCTGCATTGGGTGCGGCAGTTGCAGGCTGTTGGGCCTGTGAGGGGGCTGGTGCGCTTGCCTGAGTCGTCGCCGAACCCGCCGGGGCGGATTGCAGGGATTCGTCGGGCAAGGCAGCGCTAGCCGCCGTGATAGCTTCTTGGTCCATGAGGTGAGATGGCGCCTTGCGGCGAGGTCAGCCCCGTGATACGCACGGGTACGTTTGCGCCCTCACTGCTGCGGGGGCAAAGAAAAACCGCCTTGCGGCGGCTGTTCTGGGGGAACCTGTTGTTGTTGCATCGGCTGGCCGGGCGGCTGCATTCCTGCGCCTGCGGGCGGTCCGCCCATGAGGATGTCGGGCGAATTCAGAACGTCGTGGATGGTCTGCACCACGAGCGCCTGGATGGCCTCCGGCACGATGGCGCCCACGGCTTCGGCGCGGTCGGTTTCGGCCTTGTACGCTTCGATGTCGAGCTTGCGCGTGTCCAGCGACTTGTCCGTCTCCATGCTGCGAAGCTGGCCCGTCAGCTGCTGGATGTGCGCCATCATCTGCTGGCGCTGCGGGTCCTGGCCCTGCGCCGGCGGCGGAAGCAGCGACTGCAGCATGCCGGAGACCTTGTCTGCATCGGGCCAGTCCATGTTCTTGGCGATGAACGGCCCGAGGATGGGCGCCGCGGGCGGGTACATCTTGACGAACTCGAGCATCGACTGGCGCACTTCCTCGCGCTGCGTCGTGAAGCTCGGGCCGACCTTCACAACCACGTCGTATTTGCCGGTGGACAGGTCGAAATTGACCTTCTTGCCGTCCTGACCCATGAACATCTGGTTCACGCGCACCAGCTCGGGCTGGTCGTCCGAGCCGAGGATGCGAACTACGCGCGGCGTGTCGTAGATCTTGGGGATCAGGTCGATCAGGATGCGGCCGGCGTGCGTGAGCGAATCGCGCGCAAAGCCGTCCATGAAGTTGAACGTCGAGACATCGCCCTCGCGTTGGCGCGTCTGGATGGCAATGCCGCTGGTTTCGTTCGACCGAGCCCCGAGCGATGCGTCGTACAGGCCCATGACGGACTTCATGTCGTCCGCAGCGTTGGCCGCTTCCTGGATCGCACCGGCGGGAATACCCGCCAGCGGCTGGCGCTGCGGCGGCGGCACTGCAATGGGCTGGCCTGACTCGTCCGAGGTCACCGGGTCGTACTGCAGGTAGGGATGCGGCTTGCGGTTGGCCGTGGCCCACTTGTCCGCGTCGGTGTCGAACTGGCCGGCAGCGCCGACCCACGGCGCGAGCGGCGCCAGCGCCACGGTTTCCGTGGCCACCGTGCGCCAGTAGTTGAAATTGCGCTGCGGGTCCTTGGCGTGGCGAATCAGCCCCTGGAGATGCCGCTTGCCCTCGATGTTGATCGCCTCGCCGATGACCGGAATGATGGGAATCCAGCGGCCGGCCCAGTCGATCGGGTCGCCCGCGAACTCCTGACCCGTCATCACGTACTGCTGCACGTAGGGGCACTCGACGTCGCGCTCGCGAGCGACGGTGATCTGCATCTGCGCAGCCAGGTCCTGATTGAACTGGTCCTTGTACACCGTCGCGCCGTTGGACAGCAGCAGCAGCGTCTTGGGGCGGGTGTCCACGCGCCAGTATTCGGCCACGCGCACCTTGTCATCGTCGTACCAGCCCTCCAGGGCCGTGCCGGCGCTGCCGTTGGTCGCGGGCTTCGGGTCGAATCCGTACTTGCGCTTGAACACGTCGCGCTTGACCATGTCCTCCACGAAGCCGAACTTCGGATCGAACAGGTCATCCGGGTCCAGGTGCACAGTGAACATGTTCTCCACCGGCCGGATCTTGATGTCCTGCTCGAAAGTGGAGTCGTGCGCGTACTCGGTCACGATCCGGAAATACCCTTCGCCCATCGTCACCGCGTCATCGAACGCCATGTCGTAGGCGCGGTCGGCGTTGCTGGAGACTTCGATGTTGCGGATCAGCCCTTGGAAGATGCGCGCCGTCACCCGGTCGCCCTGGTTGTCCACCGGGCGCACGGTAATGCTGGGCTTGTTCATGCGCTGGTCGTTGATGACCTGCTTCAAGAACTGCGGCTGGCGGTTGATCGTCAGGCACGGGCGGCCCTGCTCGCGGCGTTCCTCCCAGACCTTCTCGGGCCATTGGTGCTTGCCCCCGAGCTTGGCGAACTGCTTGTCCTCCAGCGCCAGCGCGCGGTTTTCGGACTCGGCATCCGTGCAGACGCGGAATTGCTCCAGCGCGTCCTTGAGGATGTCGCGATCGGTTGCCATCAAACCACCTTCACTGTGAGCATGGAGCCGCCGGCGAGCATGTAGGTCGTCATGCGCATATGCACGAAATGCGTCTGGATGGCGCCGTACTGCGCGAGCACGACCTGGGCGATCTTGGTTCGTTTCATGTTCATCCCATCCATCCGCCTTCGACACCGCGGCGGCTTGCGTCGCGCCGGTCGGGCTTTTTTTCCTGCGGCTTCGTCACCCGGCGCGCACCCTCGCAGGCGTAGCGCAGCGCGTCGATGACGTGGTTGTTCTTGTCTTCCAGCACCGGCAGCACCTGCGCCGTGAGCGGGTCGATCTTGTAGGAGTACAGCGTCAGTTCGTCGATCGTGTGCTTGCACCGCGGGTGAACCACGATGTCAAAGCTGCGAAGGAACTCGACGCCTTCCTCCAGGCTCTTTGCGCCCTTGATGGCCGGCAGGATTCGCGGGAATCCGTGCTTGCGCAGGTAGCTGATCGTCTCCGGCCTCGAGCTGTCCGCGGTTGCCGGCCACTTCTCGGCGCCCGGCACCGTCAGGAACAGGTCGGGCAGCATGTCGATTTCGCAGCCGATCATGTACGCCTCGTGAGGCACATACAGCGTCTTGCCCACGATGGCGCACTGCACCAGCACCGACGGATCGATGCTGTAGCCGAAGTCCACGCCCTGCCGAAGAAACCAGTCTGCTGCGATGTCGAATTCCTCGACCCGCCAGTTCTTGAAGACGCGCGCCTCGCTGTTGCGCTGGTATTCCCCGAGCCACACATGCGCGTACTTGTCCGGGTCGCGCGCCCGGTCGTATTCCATCTCTTCGCGCAGCACCTGCGGCAGAAACGGGTTGTCCGTGTAGTTCGCCCGAACGACGATCGAGTCTTTCGGCGGCGTCGTCCCGCGCAGCAACTTGTCGATCGGGTCCGTCTCGCGCAGCGGGTTCCAGGAGAACCACAACTGCGAGCTGGGCTTGCGTATCGTCGGTCGCAGCAGCGTCAGACTCTTTTCGCTGGCGTTCTGCGCCTCTTCAAACCACGCCCGATCGAACCCTTCCAGCGACTTGATCGAGTCGGCCGTGTGGTTCTGCATCCCCTGAAAGATGATGACGCCGCCACCGGGCGTCTTGATTTCGCTTTCCAGTATCTCGAAGCCGCCGACTCCGAGCGACTTGATCTTGTCCTCGACCA